GCCCACCTTTAGAAGATCAGCTTATGGATTTAATCCAAGGGATGCCCCCAGAAGAAGTGGCTGATTTGTTTCAGGCAGTATTTGAGAAAATCCCGGGCATCGAATTGTCGAGCCCAGGCGACGAGGACTACCCCGAAGAAGAGACACTCTATTCCCCCGGCGCCGAAGGTCGACCAGTTGCTGGCTTCCAGCTTCAAGAACTTATGGGGCTTATTCGAGAAGTACTTGAAGAAAGCCATTACCACGACATGGGCGGCGAAGACGAGATGTACGAACTCCCACCTCCCGGTGTCGAATCTAAGTCGACCGTGGAGAAAATAGAAGGCCTCTATCACCAGCTTCAAGACATATTTGAAGAGTTCGAGGATCAGGCTTCGATGGCAATAGGGCAACAAATCATTACGAATCTGGAAACCCTAATGGACACCATGGAACACCCAGAGGATTATCGCGAATAAATGTATGAGCTTTCAACTGGACAAAAAGCAAAAAGTCAAAGAGATACTAAAGTGCGGCAAAGATCCGTCCTACTTCCTTAATACGTACGCCCGCATATCCCACCCGATGCACGGGCTAATTCTTTTTGATACGTACAGTTTTCAGGACGACCTTCTCAAAGACTTTAATGATTATCGGTTTAATGTAATCCTTAAAGCACGCCAGTTAGGAATCTCAACTATTACGGCAGGATATATTGTGTGGATGATGCTTTTTCACCGCGACAAAGCCATCCTCGTTATGGCAACCAAGTTTGCAACCGCCGGAAACCTTGTCAAGAAAGTCAAAAGCATTATGCGTAATGTGCCAGATTGGTTACGAATCGCCACCATTAGTGTAGATAACCGAACTTCCTTTGAACTTTCCAACGGGTCTTCCATTAAAGCTGCGTCCACTTCTGGCGATGCCGGCCGGTCAGAGGCACTGTCACTGTTGGTGCTAGATGAGGCCGCCCACATTGAAAACCTAGAAGAATTGTGGACCGGCCTCTATCCCACTTTGTCAACTGGTGGCCGCTGCATCGCGCTGTCTACCCCCAATGGAGTCGGAAACTGGTTCCATAAAACTTGTATGGATGCTGAAGCAGCCGCTAACAACTTTCATTTAACCACGTTGGTGTGGGATGTACACCCTGATCGCGATGAAACTTGGTATACTAAAGAAACTAAAAACATGTCGCGACGACAGATTGCCCAAGAGCTTCAATGCAATTTCAATACGTCAGGAGAAACCGTTATAGATCCTGATTGTATGGAGTGGCTCTTAACTACGATAAGGGAGCCGAAGCATCGCACAGGCTTTGACCGTAACTTTTGGATTTGGGAAGAGTTTGATCCCACCTGCAATTATTTGTTGGTAGCTGACGTCGCTCGCGGCGATGGGGCCGACTACTCTACTTTTCATATTGTCAAATTAGAAACCTTAGAAGTAATGGGAGAGTATCAAGGGAAGCCAACTTTAGATATGTTCGCGAATATGCTCAACCAAGTGGGCAGAGAATTTGGAAATGCTATGTTGGTTGTAGAAAACAATAATGTGGGTTACACCGTCTTGGATAAGCTATTAGAATATGCTTATCCTAATTTATACCATTCGATCAAGTCCACCCACGAATATATCGAACAGCATCAGGCTGAAATAAGAAACAGCGCGGTGCCCGGGTTCACCACCACCATGAAGACGCGCCCGCTCATCGTTGCCAAACTGGAAGAGTTTATCAGAAATAAACTAATTAAAGTATACTCTTCGCGGACGGCCAACGAAATGAAAACCTTTGTGTGGAAAAATGGAAAACCACAAGCAATGAAAGGATACCACGATGATCTGATCATGGCGTTGGCGATTGCCTGCTGGGTTCGCGATACTGCCATTCAATCTAGTGCGAGAGACTTAAATTATCAAAAAGCTTTTGTAAACTCTATCATAACCTCTAAAACGACATTTAATACACGCATTAAAGGACAAGAAGGCTACAAAAAAGATAATATCTTTGATAAAATGAACGAAGCTAAAGATATATATGACCAATATAAATGGATTATAAAGTGAGAAAATAAATGCCCATCGAAAAAAACCCCCGAAATAGACAGTCTGATTTATTCAAGGCTTTGACGCGCCTGTTCTCAGGCCCTATCATCAGCTACCGTTCGCAATCCGGCCGCCGCATCCGGCGCCAGCACCTTGACAAGTTTTCGTCACGGTTTAAGTCTGCATCCGGTCAACAGTTTAAGAAGTCGCTCTACAATCCTCTGGACACGATCGCGACCGCTGCGATTGCCAACCAGCGCAGAACAGAAAGATATGTAGACTTCGATCAAATGGAATACATGCCGGAGATTGCATCGACGATGGATATCTACGCCGATGAGATGACCACCTATTCTGATCTTCGTCCCATGCTCAACATCGATTGTTCGAACGAAGAGATTAGAGCAGTGCTAGCTATTTTATATGACAACATTCTCAACCTTCCCTACAACCTCTTTGGTTGGGCGCGCACAATGTGCAAGTACGGAGACTTCTTTCTCTATCTTGACATCGACGACAAGTACGGTGTACAATCGGTCATCGCGCTCCCACCGCAAGAAATCGAGAGATTAGAAGGGAAAGATTCTACCAACCCTAACTATGTCCAGTACCAGTGGAACTCTGCCGGAATGACTTTTGAGAATTGGCAGATGGCCCATTTCCGTATTCTTGGAAATGACAAGTACGCTCCGTACGGGACGTCCATCCTTGAGCCGGCCCGACGCATTTGGCGCCAGCTAGTTCTGATGGAAGACGCAATGATGGCGTATAGAGTTGTGCGCTCTTCTGAACGGCGCGTCTTTAAGATTGACGTTGGTGCGATTGCTCCCCAAGATGTAGAGCAATATATGGAGAAGGTAGTAAGCCAGCTTAAGCGGAACAGCATTGTTGATCCCAGCACCGGCAAAATAGACTTGCGTTATAATCCGATGAGCATCGAGGAAGATTACTTCATTCCTGTTAGAGCCGGCTCCGCTACGGAAATTCAAACTCTTGCCGGCGCACAGAACATTACCCAAATCGATGATGTAAAGTATTTGAGAGACAAGCTGTTTTCTGCACTAAAAATCCCGCAGTCCTATCTTACGATGGGCGAAGGCGCCGAAGAAGATAAGACGACGCTAGCACAAAAAGACATCCGCTTCTCACGCACAATCCAACGATTGCAGCGCGTTATTATTGCCGAGCTTACTAAGATTGGAATTATCCACCTTTACACGCTTGGCTTCCGCGGCGACGATCTGTTAGGGTTTAACCTACACCTAAATAACCCATCCAAGATTTCAGAGCTTCAAGAAATTGAGCACTGGAAGCAAAAGTTTGATATCGCAGCATCAGCCACCGAAGGCTACTTTTCGCGGCGATGGGTTACCGAGAACATTTTTGGAATGTCTCACGAAGAATTTGTACGCAACCAACGCGAAATGTATTATGATCGCAAGCATGATGCATCATTGCAGCAAGTTGCCGAACAGGCAGCTGCCGGCGAAACTGCCGGCGCCCTGGGTGGTGGTGATGCTCTGGGTGGCGAAGATCTCGGTGCCCCCATGGAAGAGCCTCCGATGGAAATGCCAGCCGCAGACGCCGGCGCCCCAGAAGGAGAAGAGGGAGAAGACTCCGCGCTACTCGCGGTACCTCCGGGCTCACGCAACGCGCCGCGCCTCACCCCCGGCGCCAAAGGCAAAGCATACCACCCAGTTAAGAACGATAAGCGAAGTGCCGGGGCGCGCTCACGCTCCTATGCGTCTAAATATTCTAAAGAAAAAAGTAGTTCCGGAGCGCGCAATGTAACGCCCGGATATGGGGATATCCGCAGTTTAATCGGGATGGATGGATTAGGAACAGGTATTTATGAAGAAGACCAGTCTATTTATACTTTGAAGGAATTGTCAGAAGAAGAAAGACTTTTTAATGTCAATGCTTCGATGCGAGATCTTATAGAAAGCTTGGAAAGCAATAGTACTATTTTAACGGAGAACTCAGATGAAAGTGAAACACAATAAGAAGCGCAATACCGCCTTTGTGTACGAAGCCCTTATTAGAGANGGGACGACAGCCATTTTAAAGAAGGATTTTGCCAAACGCGATAAAGTGGTAACCCTTCTGAAAAAGCATTTTCCGGCAGAGTGTCTTCTCCGTCAAGATCTAGAGTGTTATCGTTCACTCTACGAAAGCAAGAATTTAACTCCTATAGTGTCCGAGAAGATTTTAAAGGAAGCAAAGCTCCAAAAAAGGTTAATCAATCCCGATCATCTTTTTAAGAAGCAAACCGAACTGATCAAAGACGTGAACAAGGAAATTTCACCAGACGTGTTCAACAATTTTGTTCCCAATTATAAAACATTAGCCAGCATAAATCAAATGTTTGTACCAAGCCTTTCTCCAAAGAACAGGGTGATTTTAGAAACGCAAGTGATTCGGGAGATGCTTACCCCTACCGACGGTGTCTCTGACATGGAGCATATTGATGATATCGTGTATAAGTCAATAGTAAAGAAATTTAATGAAAAATATGATTCTAAATTGCTGGATGAACAAAAGGCCCTTTTGACACATTATATTGCTTCTTTCGTCGATAACGCTTTGGAACTTAAGATGTTTTTAAATGAAGAAATTGGACGTCTTAAAAAAGAACTCACCGCCTCTCTCGACGCAGACATCCTTAAAGAAGATGAGGAGATGGGAAACAAAACAGCTCAGCTGATCGAGCAATTAGACAGCTTCGTCACATCGGGCGTTGATCATAAAGTTTTAGTGACGATCCTAAAAACCCAGAATTTAGTAAAGGAATTGGTGGACCATGGCGATAATAATTAGAATTGGCGCTAAGGCCAACGAAAAGAAAGTACGTTTAGAACTCAATGCTCGCCAAAGTTTAAGTGGGGATGTGATGGTCTTTGATCATGGCGACATAGACATCGTTCTGTCGCCGGCCAACAATAAGGTGGTCTCGTTCCCCAAGGACACAATGAACGATTTGGTATATGGAGCACAAAATAGATTGTTTGCCTTTCTTCAAAAGAAGGGAATTGTGATTCCCGAATCGATTCAGGCCGGCTCTTTTTATGGTTCTCTGGAGGCCATGCTGGAGACCCCCAATTCGGAAGAGATTAACGGCCCCAAACTAGCTTTAATCAATATTTCCAACTTTGTTGATGAAGAGCGCCCATACTTTGAGCAGACAGACGCTATCGTTTCAATGTCGGATGATGAGTTGATTCATCCTGAGAAGGCAGACTCGACTGAGCTGGGCGAAGTTCCTCAAGAAGTGGAACAGGGCTCTATTCGCCACTCTTATATTCGCGATCCTTACTCTCTGAATTATCTGTACACCGTTTAGAGGCCTCACTATGTCGGAAATGAAATTAATAATGAATGGCTGGAGAGGGTATCTCCTACAAGAACAGAAGAGTCAACTTCTTTTTGAAGACCATGCATATATCACAAACGTGCTAGGAATCT